AGTAAAGATTTTTTAAGAAAAGAAACTGATGTTAAACAAGGAGTAATAGACAAGAGTATTCTTGATGATGATTTTAAAGCTTGTGGATTAGATTTGAAAAAATTCCAGGCCAAATATGAATCAATATTTGTAAACTTCTCTGTTAATCCACATGAAGAAAATCCAATGGCTGTTTTAACAGAGTTGGTAGAAAACGGTTTCTCAAAAAGAGAAATAGCATTTCTTGTAGCTAAAGATATTTCAGATAATGTTATCAAGGAAATGAAAGCTGAGGAAGAGAAAAATAATAATTAATTTAAAAACAAACAAGTATGGCAAATAAAATATTAGTAACAGGCTATAGTGGTACGGGTAAAACCTATTCTCTAGCAACGCTTGATCCAACAACGACATTTATTATATGTCCTGACGAGAAAGCTCCACCTTTTAGAGGTTGGAAAAAGAACTACTTTATGATAGACAAAGAAAGTGGTAAATTTAATCCTAACACTTGTAATTATTTAAAGACTACAGATTGGGAAAAGATTAGAGCTGCAATGGCCTTTGTAAGTAGCAAGAGGACAGACATTAAGACTATTGTAATAGATACTATTACGTATGCTATGATTGGCGAATTTATGGACAAAGCTAAGACTGTGGGTTATACTAAGTTTACTGAAATGGGTGATAATGTTTACAAGACATTAAAATCTATAGATGGGCTTAGAGATGATCTTACTGTTATAGTTATGGCACACACTGAAATTAAAACTTTTAACGGTACAGATAGAACTGTGTTTGGTGTACCAGGCGGTAAATTAGTGCAAGATGTTGTTAAACCTGAAGGTATGTTTAGCGTTATATTGGAAACTATTGTGGAGAAGAAAGGTAATGAAATTACTTATGGCTTCATGACACAAAATAATACCACCAATATGGCAAAGAGTCCAGCAGAAATGTTTGATGGCCAAGTAATACCTAACGATATGGGTGCAGTATTAGAAGCAGTTCGTTTATTCGAAGAAGGATAATGAAAATTCAAAGATTAATAAAGGCTTTGAGAGCTTATTGTAAACTATTAATAGATGGGCACAAGCCTATTAATTAGACTAATTGAGGTGAAATTCCTCTTATTTTTAACATTAAAATTAAAACACACAAAAAATGAATACAATAATTTTTGGTTCTAAGAGATTAGGACAACAAATAGCGGCAGCATCTTCAGGAGATAAATTTCCAGATAGAGCTGTAGTAACAGTAGAAGGAAACAAAGGAGCAAGAAAGTCTCGTAGATTATTATTTAACACTAAAGCTGCAGGATTACTTTCTTTAGAAGGTGGCAGTGTTCAGGAGTTAGTATTTGCTTCTGTTGAGGGAGTTAATCGTCAAGTATTGGTTGCTAACAAAAGTTTAATTCCTGAAGCTGACCAATCTAATGTAGTTTCTTACAAGACATCTAAAAATAGAGTTTCTGTAGGAGAAGAAACTACTGAGAAAGCTAAAGCAGTTACATCATCTTTCTTTTCTAAAGAAGTATTTTCTTTCTTAGGATTAGACGAGAATAATGGTAATGCTGAGTTCTACCTATTAAATTTTGATAGTTCAGATATTGAAGCATTTGCCTTAGTTCCTGTAGGACAAGAACCGGTTATAGAAACTAACAATGGTTCTAAGACTATGGCTCAAGTTCAAGATTCTGTAACTACTGAAATAGCTAGACAAGAAGCTTTAGATAACATCCTTGATGATGATGATAAAGTAGCTATTGCTAATGATGAAGCTATTGAAGACTACAATGCAGAAGTTGAAGCAATTGAAGTTGTAGAAGAAGAATTAGTAGTTCCAGAACCTCAAGTACAAGAGTCTGGAAACGACTGGGATTCAGATTCTGAAGAAGCTGAAGTTGAAGCAGTTACTGATATCCAAGAAGAAGGAAGTTCTGACTGGGACTAATTATTAATAAGTAATGGTAAAGGGGGTCGCCTTAAAAGACCCTCAAATTTTAAACACAATATTAAATTATGAGTGCATTCGGAAAAGAACAAAGTGCAGGTGGAGGATCAGTAAAGAAATTACATACTGGTGCCGCCAATTTTAAAGTAGTAGGAATTAACCCAACAAAAGAAGAGCTAGAGGCTATTTATGGTCGTGAGCTTAATTTTGATCCAGAATATGTAGGAGAAACTACAGTGACAGATTCTGATGGTGAGCGTACTGCTCGTCAAATTAGGTTGGATTTCTACCTCAACAATGAAGAAGAGGGATTAACTGAAAAGATTCAGTTTTACGTAGCCGATACATATCACAAGTCTCAAAGTGGAAAATACAAAGTAATTAATTCATTTGGTAAAGATACTTGGTTGACTGAAGAAGATATTAAGAACAAGACGCTTCCGGAAAATATGCGTTGGTATAACGCTGATGGTGTTAAGACAGCTAGACGAGGAGAAGTTGAATTAATTAACTTCCTAGTTAACTTGCTTAACCTACCATGGGATCCAAGTAAAGCAGCTGATCCGTCAGATTGCTATGCACGTATAGATAAGCCTGAGTGGGAAAAGATATTTGCAGGAGACGTAAGTCTTCTTAAAAGTATCATTGACAACACTGTCAATAGTATTGGTATATTATTAGGTGTTAAAACAAAAGGAGATGGTAAAATGGTTCAGACTACTTTTAACCGTCACACTTTACGTCAGTATGTAATACACGGAACTAAGGCTGATAAGTTTAAATACATCCTTAGAGATTTAAAATCTGCACAAGACGCAGGTGCTTTTGGAAACGTAGACTTTGGTCCTTTAGACTTAAGCTTACGTGAGCATGAGATTACACCTACTGAAGTCAATGCTAGCAACACTAATCAATTTGATGCTTTTGCTACGGCAGAACCAGCTGATGACGCTGTTACTATGAGTGATG